CAGTTATGAAAGCTTGCGACTCATGGACAAAGAAACACGCAGACCGCGACACTGGAAATTTACAGGAGCGCGCAACGGCGGTTTAGTTTATGATGTTATTGCTGACGAGTGCCACGCATTAAAGAACCCACAAAGCAAACAGAGTAAAGCTGTTTATGAAATAGTACAAAGCGGTGGTGTATTTATTGGCTTGAGTGGTACACCGATGCCGAACGGATGGGTAGATTTTGCAGGATATTCAAAGCTGTTTGGTTTTGTCAAAGGTATCACAGAATTTAAAAACAAATATTGTCGCTACCAAGATTACAAAGGTTTTCCAGAACTGATTGGCTATAACAATATTCCAGAGCTTGAAAGCCAACTGAAGCGCGTTGCGTTTAAACTATCGCGCGAACAAGCTGACGAATTACCAAGCCGAAAAATGATTGGAGTAAATATACATCAGACAGCGAAAGATGCCAAGCTATATACTGAACTGAAAATTACACGCATTGATCCGCGAACTAAAGAAGTACTAGAAACAGCACCACGTTTGTTATCGGTCTTGCGTCAATCAACAGTAAATGGGCGGTTAGATAATTTGCTATCAGTAGTCAATGACACTTCAGATAATATTGTGATATTTTACAATTACATATCAGAGCGCAAAGCTATACTAAAAGCGCTTGAGAAGTCCGGTAAACAAATATTGCGCTACGATGGTGAAGTGCATAATATATTGCCACGCGCCAACGCTGAACTTAAAAATACAGTATTAGTTGCACACTACAAGAGCGCTAGTACCGGACTAAACTTACAATGGGCGAACGTAACAATATATTTCAGTCCAACATACAGCTACCAAGAATTTGAGCAGTCAATCGGACGAACACACCGCAACGGACAAACTAAGAAATGTTTGTATTACCTGTTTAATGTAAAATCAACTGTAGATAAGAATATTTGGGATTGTTTACGAGAGAAGCGTGACTTTAATGAAAAATTATGGAAGGACCAAGACGATGAAATGTAGATTATTTCATAAATGGCGATTAGATCCAATTGTTCCTTATGTTGGTTTAGATGTTTTGCTGAAGTGTAAGCGTTGTGGCAAACGAAAAACTAAGTATCATTTTGATTATTGGAGTTTTGATAGAACAAGACAATATTACGAATTAGAAGATAGTTTTGATAAGTATGGGAGTAAACGATGATACATATATTTCACAAATGGGGTGAGTGGCAACAAATAGGTCAATCACATTATTACAAACGTACTTGCACAAAATGTAAACGTCATAAAGTTAGAAGTATTGGTTTTTTAAGGATGTTTGACTGATGAATTACATCTGTGGTTTTTACGCTGTAAACAACGATCACTGTTGGATAAATGGTCATTGTGTAGTGTGTAAAATAATTGACAAACAACAATAATTTGATAGTATATTTATATGCGACCAATACCTAAACATGGAACTACTGCACGATACAACTCTCCTAAACATAGTTGTAGATGTATCAGATGTAGCAAAGCTTCTGCGAAGTACCAACGTGATCGTAGGCTTAGTAAACCAGATGTAGCAGAACGAAATAGGCTAGGAGTCTTGAAAAAACAACGTGCTAATTATCAGCTAATTGTTTCTCAAAAAAAAGATGTACCATGTGCAGATTGCGGGATAGTATACCCTCATTATGTTATGCATTTTGACCATCTTGGTTTGGAGCCGAAATTATTTACTGTTTCTCAAATGCGACAAACTACTCCGAAAGCAATACTTGCAGAAATAGCAAAATGCGAGTTGGTTTGTGCTAATTGTCATGCAGTTCGTACACATGATAGATTAAATAATACTACAAAAACTATTGACAGAACGAAAAGTTTTTGATAGACTAATAACACTAAGCAAAGGAACGCTATGGGTAAAATCAAAGTAAAATATGTGCCAAGTTTATACAAAGCCGTTATGGGTTTTGATGGCAAGAAAATGTTTATATTGCGATGGAAGAAGCAATAATACAAATCGGTTTAGCCGTTAAATGTAATTATGGCGATTGCGGCATAATTGGTCGCGTCAAGCCAGATAAACAATATGACGGTTGGTACAAATCTAAAATGTTGCGTATGCGCTGGAAGAAACAATGGTTTTGTCCGGATCATTACGAACAAGGAAGGGAGCTAGACAACAGATTTTACGAAAACTATAAAACACCACATCCGTACACTGATAAAGAGTTAGAGGATCGTGAAAAAACCGAAGAAGAACTTTACAAATTATTAGATTAGGAGAAGACGATGACACAGAATCAAAGCACACAATTAGTTAAGAACCCACACACCAAAAAAGCACTTGCAGTTTTGCAGAAATTTGCAGAAGTTGAAGCCGGTTATAAAGCTATGGAAAAAGAAGCCAAAGCCGCCACTGAGCTTATTAAAGAAGCGATGATTGCCGGTGGCATAAACAAGATTGATGTTGATCTTGATAACTTCACTGGTTACATCACGCTAGCCGAGCGTACCAATTATAAAGCTGAAGACCTAGACGAAGTTGCAGACGAGTTCAAAAAGCCAACGCTTGATACTGACAAAGTAAAAGCACAAGCTACATTGACTGGTCAATTGCCAGCTGGTGTTGTTGAGTCTAAGACGCAATATATTACTAAGAAATTCAAGGCAGTAAAATAATGCTTACCCTACAACAACTCAAAGACATGGAGCCAGATACAATATTTGCTACTGGCGAAACTACTGATGGTTACGATGCAGTAAATATGTATGGCAAAGGTCAAGAATTACGATGGGTAGCAACGCGTGGTGGTATTCACGATTGGGCTATTTATGTTGCACCTAAAGATTGGACCGAAGAAATGGTTAAATCTAATGGTGACAAAGTTCACAACCGAGAGTCAGTTAAAAAGCTAGTGCCTTGCGATGATGAAGCACTAGGGATGTACCGAGACTAATATGTTTATAGATGTACTTTTTGGCTTCATCTGGAATTGGGGCAAAGAACGAATTAATAAATGGAGAAATAAATAATGGCACGACCACCTATTGAAATAGCCAGAGACTCACTTAACAAAGCTCTTGGTAAAAATAATGCTATTGCAAGTCAAGCGCATAGCCTTGATTCAATCGCCGCCAGCTTATTAGTTATTGCGCGTCATCTAGAAGCTAAAGAAGATCCACAAATTACTGAAGATCAAGTAGAGCTTATGATTCGTAGATTTTTGGATAATATTAAAGAATCTCCAAAGAAAGGTAAAAAATAATGGCTAGATTAATATTTGTGCTTGGACATCCAGGCACAGGCAAGTCATCAAGCTTGCGTAATTTCAAGAAAGAAGACGTAGGTTATATTTCAGTTACCGGTAAAGAATTGCCGTTTAAAACTGAACTAAGTCCGGTAGTTGCGAAGACATCATTAGATGTAGCAGCACTCATAAACAAGAGTAAGAAGCCTGTAATAGTGGTGGATGACGTAAATTATCTATTCACATTTCAGGTGTTTGGACGATCACAAGAAAAGGATCAATTTCAAGTATTTCGTGATATTGGTAACAACTTTTATAAGCTTGTTGAGACAGTTCTAAACAAAGACACCGATCAGAATATATATTTGTTTGGTCACATTGAATTGAACGATAGAAACTTGGTGCAATTAAAAACGGCTGGTAAAACAATACGTGATAATATTGCACCTGAAGGCTTAACCAATATAGTCCTTGAAGCAGTAAATGATTTGGGTGAGTTTGTCTTTAAAGTACGATCAGACGGTTTGGGCGTGAAGTCACCGATTGATATGTTTGAAGACAACACGATTCCTAATGATTTAAAATTAGTGAATGAAGCAATTAATAAATATTACAAAGGGGGCAAGTAAGATGAGTGATTTAGCTAGAACACCAGGCTACAGAGTAGCTTACAATATCAATCCACGAATTGAAGCTTTGAATAGTTTTGATAGTGATGGTAATCCTACAGGTGGTAATGTCTATCTGAAGGTTACTAAAAATGGTGATACCGAACATCCAGCTATGGTTATCAATTGGCAGGATGGACCGCGTGGTACTGATATGCAAAATGCAGATGGTACGCCAGTACTTGCAGATCCGAACGGTGCATTTGTTGAAGATGTAATTTGGGCTGCTATCCAGCGCCTAGAGTTCTTTAACGAAAGCAAATACCGTTGCCGCGAAAATAGCTTGGCAATCACTAAGCTAGAAGAAGCATTGTTTATATTAAAAGATCGCCAGCTATCACGCAGCGAACGTAACGTAGAAGGAAAGCATGAAGTTTAAGAATAAGACGAAGCTTAAAAAAGAGCTATCGCCTGAAGGTAAACAAGCAATATCAGTTTTGCATAATGCCGGTAAGCCAATAGATGAATTTGTTGAGTGGACAGCTTTAGACGCATTTCGTATGCGAAAAGCTGAAGATATACCTGGTGAAGGTTTAAAAATAACAGTAGTAGAATTTCAAATTAAGGAGATAAAATAATGGGATTATTTGACGATGTACTAGATAAGGTTGGAGAGCCGTATAGCGGTGGTAAAGGTTTTGAATATGGCACTCACGAAGTAATTATTGGTACTGCTGAAGCAAAGCAGAAAAATACCAAAAAAGCTGATGACTGTTCAGTTATTGAAATAGTCGTGTTTGATGAAAAAGATAACGACAAAACAGCTACTTGCACGTTTTGGTTTCACACTGACGGCGCTGCTAAAATGTCGGTTACTAAAGTGCTTGGGTTATTGGTACACAAAGTTTCAGACGAAAAGAAGGACGCTGTACGCGAACTTGGTAAGAAACTATTTGGTAGTATTACCGATCCAGTCAAGGCGCGTGATGTAGCTAACAAGCTCATAAATGATAAATTATTGGGTGCTAAAGGTTACTTAGTTGCTGAACCACAAGGCAATTATTCAACAACTAGCTATGGTGACTTATGGCACTATCCGGCTGAACCACAGAGCGCACGTACCGATGCTGAAAAAGTAGCTAAAACTACCGGTGGTGCAGTTGCCGATGATATTGATCCAGCCGATATTCCTAAGTTTGATGGAGAGGATGATCTGTAATGGCAGAACGCAAACGAATTAAGAGTGAGGGGTTTGTTGGCTTACAGCTAACCCCTGACTTGCTCAAGAAATTAGACGCTAAAGTAAAAGCTACAACATTGAACCGTAGCCAGATCATACGCTTGGCACTAATCGCTTACTTAGACGAAAAATAACAGATACTAGCGTAGGGTAAACGTTTTTGTACCACACATATAGCGTGGTGCAAATGGTTTGTCGTAGGGGTATTATAGAGGGTACAATGGCAGAAAAAGACGAAATTATACTAACCAATACTGAAGAAAAAATGTCGCTCAAACAGCGTCAAGCAAAGCTAATTTCTATGAAGTATCGGATAGTACGGTTTAGGGGGGCGGTCTTATACCGCGCTGAAGAAGGATGGGAACCGCTATCATCTGATGAGTTTGCGCGTATATGCTACATCGTTCATGGTGCTGGTATACGCCAGACTCAGATCAAGGACTTGCAACACCTATTCTTTACCAGTTCTGATGATCTGACTAAGTACGCTCACTATATTGCTATGCCGAACGGTAAAGTTTGGGATATGAAAGAGCTGAAATTCACTAGCGAAATATCTCAAGAGGATTGCGTTTACACTACTGCTATTGCACCAACTAAGGGCAAGACACATCGTAAGTGGCTTGAAGAAGTTACACTTGGTGACAAAGATCTAGCCAACGATATTATTGAAGCCATAGCGCCGGTGTTTATGTACAAAAAGCCGTTTGGTGTGTTCTGGTTCTTGGGTAGTGGTGCTAATGGTAAGTCCACCACACTAAAGGCGCTGTACGCTATATTTGGTAGTGATGCACCATTTACGCATAACCGATGGTTTAGCCAGCTAACAGTCAAGCAGATTGAAGACGAGCGCGATACGCCAATGATAAACGGCAAGCTTGCCAACATCTGTTTAGAGAGTAATGACGGTCACATCAAAGACACCGGCGGTTATAAAAACCTTGCTGAACACAGCACGTTTAATGTTCACAAATTCAACAGTCAAGATGGTGTGTATGTTGATGGCAACGTGCATACGATTTTCAACGCTAACAATATCCCTACTTTTGCTGATAAAACTCAAGGTGTTAGACGGCGTACATTTACTATTCCGTTCAAGGCTAGTTTTGAACAGGATAACACCTTTGACGAAAAACTATTTACTGAAAACTTTTTATCTGATCTACTTGGTGAGATACTTGAAACCACTAAGAAATTAGCTAAAAATGGCTATGCCTATAACTTCAGCGAACAAACGATTAAAGCTAAAGAAGACTATGACGAAGAAGTAAATACCGCCGAAACCTACTTTGAAGAACTGATGCAAACTGAAGTGTGGGGCTTCACCAACTTCACTGATCTAACTAAGGACTACCAACAATGGTGTGATGATAGAAGTTACACCGCGCTTGGTAAAAAGTCAGTTGCTCATGCCGCTAAAACCACCGGCTTTGAACGCAAGTCATTTAGACAGGGTGAAAAGCTTATTACCAGATACGTTTGTGAAAATTGGAATCCGGAAGATCTAGCTGAAATTAAGCAACGATGGGGTATGTTCCAGAAGGCAGATAGTGAAATTGAGTTAGTAGAATCAGAGAATACACTTGACAATACTTATGATAATTTGATTAAGTTGCTGTAATGGCTAACTATAAACGAAAAGCAAACTATAAATCTAAACGTTCTTGTGGGCTTTGTAAGCCGCATAAGCGTATTGGTAATTCTAGGAAGTTAGAGAAAAAGAAATGTCTTCATTAAAACAACGATTTGAAGAAATGATACACATGAACTGGGGCGATTTTGTTTTGCTTGAAGCAGACAGATCAGCCAACGTTGATGATGGTGTACTGTGTTCACTAATTCGTATCTGTGCCGATACCGATGATATTGCTGCTATTAAGCTAGCGTTTGATCGTATAGATGGCTTGCAGGAAATACCGATTGATATTAAAGTACCGAAGTTTTATGTCCGATTTGTTAAGGCTAAAGAAGCTGAACCAATGCCAAAAGAATTGCAAGCACCTGATGATATTAAAGCTGAAAAAACTGATTATGATCCGGCAACTGCTAAGTTGCGTGAAACCCTGAAAGAAATGCGTTCTATGCCACAGGATGTAATACGCGTGGTGCGTGGTTATAAGAAGAAGATTGATAAAGGGCAACCGGTCAAGCATGATCCGATGGTAAAATCCGTCATTGTTGCTAATCTGTTGCTAAACGTGCGTAAGGGGCGATTTCGTGCGATTGAACTAGTATTTGACCAGATAGACGGTAAGCTTACGCGTACCATAGCGCTACTTGGCGGCAAAGATGTTGTCGTGGACAACACCACCGAGCTTGTGGCGCCAGCCGGTTCAATATTAGGCGAAGATGGCAAATATTTGTGGGAAGATCCGATAATGAAGGCTCAATGGCTGCGTGGCTTCGCTCAAAGCCAGAAGGGGCTAGAGATTCTAGCCGAAGGGTTAGGTGATGAGTGAGGGCGAACTTCAGGCCAACATTAGAAAATACTTAAAAGGGAAGGGGTGCTATGTACTCAAGACCAGACCGGACGCCAGAGGTAGTACTCCTACTGGTTGCCCTGATATTATATTTTTGCTTGAGGGCTTTTGGGGAGCTATTGAAGTGAAGGCGTCACCGAAGGCACCATATCAAGTATTGCAAAAAGAAACGCTTGAAAAACTTGATATTTGGTCGTGGGCTAGGCGCGTTGATCCTACCACCTGGCCAGAAGTCCGGGCAGAATTGGAAGCGATGTTATGAGGCGTGCGTATATCCCGAAACCACATCATGTGAATCGGTGCGTATGCGGCAAAAAGAAATCTAGTCAAGCGCAAGCTAAAAGAGAGGCAAAATACTTGAAATACAATAAGAAATATCCAGATCTGATACCAATGGTTTATAAATGTAAGCAGTCCGGTTGGTGGCACGTTGGTAATTCAGCATGATTATTTATCACGATGTAGAACAAGGTACGCCAGAGTGGCACGCATTACGCGCCCCCCTATGGACAGGCTCAAAAGCACTTCGATTATTGCAGGGTAAGTCGTTGCCCGAAGATAGAGAGTGGCGCGGTAACGATGCTACTCGGCGCGGCCAGATGCTAGAGTATTCAGCTATCCGTGAGTATGAGCGCAAATACCGGCGCAAGGTGGCGCGGCCAGGCTTTGTGACTAATACGGTTTATACCAATGCCGGGTACAGTCCTGACGGTATAGATGGTGGCTGGTTGCTAGAGTGCAAAGCTTTTAATGGTGTGCGCCACGAAGATCTAGTGGCTGAAAAGATACCACTTATTGTTTTAGTACAAATTTACTTCGGTATGATAATCACCGGCAAGCGCAAGGCACGACTGTTAGCCTTCAACCCTGAATTTGAAGAACAACTTACTGTGATCGAAATCACATATGACAAGCGGATCGGTAATAATATTCGTCAAAAATTACGCCTAGATATGAAGAACCGCCAACTACTTTCGTAATTGACGGCGGTGTTTATCTAACCTTTTTGCGCTCGGCAGCTCTTCAAAATACATCTTAAAGCTTTCGAGCGTATTGAATTTACTAATACAATGTTCCTTGTTTAGCACCTCTAATTATATCACTGATTGACATATTACCTCTGTTGTGCTACTATAATAGAGATTGACTGCTCCCCGAAAATATCAGCGTTCCAACTATTGCTATTCTCTTGGGAGCAGTTTTTATTTTGCAAACAAAAAAGCCCCCTTTAGGTGGGAGCATTTGTAGGTGGATATATCCCTATTTTATCGTTCATCTTTATTTCTTGTTTGATGTAACTGCGAGGTATACACCAATAAAGTTTTGAGACTTATGTGTGCGAGGTGGAGTTTTGGGAGTGTTAGTGCTTATAAGGTACGATATCCAAATAAATCATAGCATAAGCTTTTTAGATGTGCTAGAATAATTAAACGTGAGTTTGAGTTTACAGAGGTGTAAACTAAAAAAGACGAGTACTGTTGCGAGGGTACTCGTCTTTTTATATTGTGCGACTTTAGATTTTCTTGGCTAAACCGGCTGCACCACTGGCTACTAAACCGGCTGAAATACCTTGCGCGATGGTTAGATCAGGCACGAAACCTAACGGACCATCTACTAACGCCCATAGCAAGCCAACTAAGGCTGCTACAACTACTGTGACAAATCCAGTTACTCTTGGTGATAGATCTTTAAGTCCATCTACTACACCGACTACGATTAAACCAACTATGACTACTGAGCTTAATGCTTCCATGATTTATTTCTCCTTATTTCACTTCTATTATATCTGATTTATTGACTTTTAGATAAGTACCAATTGGTACGTTTCCACTTAGCGGCTTATTCTTTAATGCGGCAGGATTTTTGTTATTTGAAGCCATTATGTCAAGGCTTCCTTGTACAAAATCTTTATTTAATATACCGCGCCAACTGTCTATAACTGGTTGTGGAGCTGGACTACCAAAGGTAGTTTCGTGTTCGTAATTTATCCAAGCCGTTTTTTGTGCATCTGTTGCCATATCACTATCTCCTTGTTCATTATAACTCTTAATTCTGTAAACGTGAGGATTTTTGCCAATGCGCCAAGCTTCAGCTTCGCTACCTATACGTGAAGCATAAACACGTTCACTATCTATTATTTTAAAAGAAACGCCCCCAAGATTCACATTAGATTCAAATACGCGCCCACCACTGAGCTGTACCGCTACATGACCGTAAGTACCATATTCATAACAAATAACATCACCACGTTTACGTTCAGAATAAGGAACCTCAATAGCATGATTTTGAGCTACTAATGTTTTACCTACTAATTTAGCATCACCACGTGGCGCTTGTGGATTCGGTACAGAGGTCATTTCTTGTAGAAACCACTTCTCAAGAGAAACACATTGACCATCTAAAGATGGTACTAATCCAGGAAAGAATATGTTTTGACGCGGTATAGCATAAGTATCAGCGTTAGTTGCGACTTGTGCCATCTTCCGCTTCTTCTGGTTCAATAGCCGGTGCTGGACGGTCTATTGGTTCATCTGGTTTATTGTTCATGCTTTGATTATAACACTAACCTTGATTTACTATTTGGGCTATAAAAAAGCCAATAAGTCCACCAAGAGTGGTACAAGCTGTAGCAACTACAACCATTTGCGCCCTGATACCAGATACACGACTTTTCAATGTATCAACAACACTGTTGAGTTTCACGATGTCTTTATTCAATTCAACAATTTGACCAGCGTACAAGCCGTTTTGTTTATCTATAGAATTTGTAAGACGATTAGTCTGCACTTCAAGCTCCGTTCGGAACTCCTTAGACAATCGCTTTTCTTGTTCTAAAAGAGAGTTATCTATGAGTAGTTTAATTTCGTCTTTAGTGGGGTTCACTTGATCTTGATCCATTTCTTAATACCTAACATATTATGACTGACATGTTTGTTTCTTCTCTACTATATATCTTACATTATGTAAAAACATAAGCAAAATACTAGAATTTGATTATCTTGTTAAGGATTATTGTAGGCTGAACGTTATTGTGCGCTGCGTCAGAGCCAGTTGATTTGTTAATAGCTCCAAGCGCACCATTTGAAGTAGCGCCAACTACGAAGTCACCTGAACCACCCCCCACAGTACCACCAAGATTAGCGTGAGCGTGAGCGGCTAACTGTGCGGTTGTCAAGACGTGAGTTTCGGCACCACCGGTTGCACCAAAGGTGTCACCATTAATGCCGCCAATGGTTGATCCTGGGTTAGTCAAACGATTAGCGCTTGAACCACCCATATCATCTTGACCAGCGACCACACGACCACGTAAATCAGGCACGACAAAATCAGTATTATTTGTACCACCAAAAGTAATACCAATAACATCATACAGGTCTTGATACTCTGGATTAGCACTAGCATCTAGCGTTTGTCCATAACATAAAAGCCAACCAGTAGGCGCAGATGTACCGGCAAAGTCAAGTACAGAACCGACAGGAGTAACGTTAGCAAGTGTAGCTTGTGGACTATTGATAGGCGCTTCAGGTTTGAGTTCGCCATCATCTTCCAATGCCACATCAAGTACATCAGCTACATTGTCACCCCATTGAGTAGTCGGACGGATAATAACAATATCACCGACTTCACTACCACCATCTACATAACCAGGTGCGATTGTGTCTATTTCAAGATTAGAGCCGTCTACATGACCGGCAAAATCTACAGCCGTAGCTTCAGATATTACAGTGATTGTTTCAGAGGTGATTGGATCGGTAAACGTATGAGGTGTACCCATAGTAGCCATAAAGTTACCATTTATGCCGAGTACTGTATCTACAATTATTGTTGATGCCCCACCGGAGCGAGTGTTTTGAACGGTTGCAACGCTAGCGTTACCACTACCGTCACTTGCGCGAATTTGATCTATTGATGCCATAGCTTAATAATACAACAAAAGAGGGGCTTTTACACCCCTCTTATGGTTTTTGTTTTAGCTGTTACTAGGAGTTCGTGCGTTCTAGTGTAGCAATTGCTTTATTCTTCAAACCGAAGATAAACAAATCACCACGTGCGCGAAGCTGCAACTCTGAACCACCATGTCCAGGTACATCCTTGATGAGCTTCATACCACTACCAGTAGCAGGATCCATCTTAGGAGTTACGCGGATTACAGCGCGCTTGTCTACAACAACAGCGTCAATGTAAGCAGCAGGGAAGTAATCCCCATCAGTTTCAACAACCATCACACCGTCTACAGGACCAAGAACACCGTTCTTACCGGCTGTGTAGCCAAGATCAGAACCGTCAAAAGCTGTTACTAACGCTTTGAAGCTATCAGCAGTAGCAAATGGGATCCAAGCAACCATGTTACCAGGACGTCCACCGTTTTCTTTGACTTTAGAAACAGTATTGAAGAACTTGAGCTTGATGCTGTCAGAGCTAGAGTTCCAAGAAACTTTGTTAGCTGAAGGACGAGCAGCAACAATTTTAGCTAGAGCATAAGCGTCAAAGTCAGGGATGAATTTTTCGTAAACCCATGAACGAGCAAACTTACTTGCAAGTGAAGCAATTGGAGTGTCCTGTTCCAATGTTTCCTGAATACGCAAGAATTTGAACTTGTTATAAGCAAGTGTCATATCCTGTTTGCCAGTTTCAGCAAGTGTTACAGTTTGTGAAACGGCAGTTTCATCGTAACTACCAAGAGAAGAACCAGAAATATCATAGTTCAAAAGACGAACAGTTTGAGCGCCAGTCCACTCAACGCCATTAGCGTCAAGATGACGAGCCACGTAAGAAGCAACTTCTAGGGGCTTGTCAAGGATTGAACTGGTTTTAATTCCATATTCGGATGCCATAATAGCAAAAACCTTTCAATTTAAATAGTGTGTGTTTCGTCTTCTGTTGTACTAAATATAGCACAAGTGTTATAACTGGTACAATACTATTATGCAAATACCAGCACACAGATTTCCACTACGTGACTACCAAATAGAGATCGTAGAAGCGCTTAATAACCCTAAAATTGACGAATTGTTGCTAGTCATCGCGCGTAGAGGTGCAAAAACCACCACGACTTATAGTGAAGGTATCGTGCCATCACTAGTAAAAGAGGTACAAACGGCTGTTGCCGTCTATCCAACTGCCAAAATGGGCTTTGATAACTTCTGGACTAACATTGAAGATGATGGTTTCAGGACTGTAGATCACCTTCCAAAAGAGCTATTAGCTATGAACGGTCAGGGTAATTCAGAAGATGATATGCGCCGGACACTGATTAACGGATCTATATTTAGAGCGCTAGGTGCTACTAATTATGATGCTTTACGTGGTGCAAACGGTAAAACCTACTGGTTTGACGAGTTCGCGGATCAGAACATTGAAGCCGTAAACGTTATTGCGCCTATTACTGAAGCCAACGGTGGTAAGCGTATTTACACCGGTACGCCTAAGATTGACGGTATAAACGGTGAAACTATGCGCCGTATGCACGAATCATTTAAAGCTGATACTACTGGTACTAAGTACACTTGTTACATTGATGCTACACACTATATGACACCGGCACAGCTAGAAAAAAGCCGACAAGGTTATATCTTGCGTGACGGTAACGACTTCAAGTTTCGTCAAGAAATGCTGCTTGATTGGGGGCAATCTTCAACAAGTAGTTACTATGGTGCAATTATGAGTGCTAAAGATAAAGACGGTACTATTGGTGAATATGCTCATAATCCAGCACATCCAGTCTATACCGTATGGGATCTAGGTAAAGCTGATACTATGGTTATTGGTTTTTTCCAAGTTATAAAGAACAAGGTATGTTTGATAGAAGTTTTTGAAACAAATAACTTCGGTCTAAATACCATTATTCCGTTCCTACAGAGTAAACATTATAACTATGGTTGGCACTTCTTGCCGCATGACGGCACAGTTGCAAGCTTAAATGACAATGTTAGCCGTATTGCATATCTACAGAGCAAGGGTATTAATAATGTATCAGCACTCAAGAGAGAGGGCGTTTCTATAGGTATTGGACGCGTCAAAGACGGCTTGCCAACACTTCTTATAAATGAAGGTATGACAAATAACATCAGCCGTAGAATACGCGCTTACAAGCGTAAGTTTAACCCTACTACCGGTGACTACATTGGTCCGGATCATAAGAGCGAGAGCCACATAGCTGATATGTTGCGCTACTTGTTTGCTGCACTACAAATATATTTCAATGAAAAAGGTGAGTTTATACTCACCCTTAACAATGAAGAAACGTATCAGTCCGATTTAGCGACTGTTACTTATTCTTAGGTTTCTTTGGCTTTACTGGTTCTACACCGGTTTCAGGTGTTGGTTCGTGTACCACAGGCGCTTCACCTGGATTTTCTGGCGCTGGAGTTGGTGCATCTTGTTCTGCAACTCGGTCAAAGTTATCCCACTCTGAATCTTTGCTAACAGCAGTTTTACCTTCGTTGATTTTTTGTAGGTATTCTTCTTCGTATGCGTTTTCGTATTCTTCAGATGCAACACGTGCAGCACGTAATTGACCACCGTAGATAGCATAAAGTATCTGAATTAGACTAGGTGACTGATCTTCTTCAAGTCGTAATTTAGCGCCAAGATTAGCCATCTTGTTTTCATTTTTACGAAATTCACGTACTAACTGAATCCAAGACGGAGCTAAACGCCAACCAAAATCTTGACCGCGTGAAGCATTAATACCCATATCAGAACTATTAATATAAGCCTGGATTGTAGGCTCAAGCCTACAGTAGTGAGTGTCACCACTCTTGATGTTAAAAAATTCTATTCCTTTTGGTCGTGTGTCTTCCATTTCATTACTCCTTAAAGTGGTTTACTTAATTCTTTTGTTACTTGCTGTGCAAAATCGTTTGGATCATCTACTGGAGCCTGACCACCATCACCAGATATATCCATACGATCTTCAGCACTTGGTTTAGGTGGTTGGTTAGGATTAGGTACTGGATTAGTCGGTGACTGGTTATTAGCAAACACATAAGCTTGCTGATATGGCTCAAGGTAGGTATCGTACAAGTCCATAACGTCCGGTGCTGATAGGATAACACCTCTTTGTTGGTCTACTTTTACTTGCTTCATCATTAAGTCAAAAGCTTTTTTCTGCAAGTTTGGTTGCCACTTAAACAGTGGTTCGTACTTCTGCAAAACTAGCATTGAATCACGCTTGAAGTTTACAGTCGTTTCAGCAATTTCTTTGGCTTGGTTCTTTATATTAGCCACTTGCTGATCTAGCTTAAACTGTTCGTTCATAAGCCACTGTGCAGCTTCTTCAGTAGTCATACTACCACCGGATGCTTCTACAACATCGGCTGGAGTACGGAGTTCTCTACCTGATTTTTCATCAACCAAAGTATTTGATAAGCCTTCAGGGTAATAAGCATCTAAAACTTCTTTTTCAGCCGTTTCAAGTTCCTTACCTGAAGTACGTTCAGAAGTTTGCAAGTCACGAATAATTGACGTTACATCGTCTTTAGTTAGCGGCTGTGCCGGTTCAGGTGGCGTTTCTGGAGTTTCAGGCGGTTTAGCGCCTTCTTCCGGTTTCTTATCTTCTGGTGGTGTTGGGGGTGTTCCTTCAGCCGGAGTTTCTTTAGCTGGCTCCTCTTTTTTATCATCTTTAGGATCTTCTTTTGGATCATCCTCTTTAGGTGGTTCTATAGGCTTAACTTCAGGGGTGTTATCACTCCCAAAATCTTCACTTATTGCTTTGCTGAAATCGTCATCTGTGTCTGACATTATGCTACTCCTTTACCATATTATTAATTATTTCCTCAACATTACGCAAGTGCATAGCAACGCCTTTATGTATTGCTATCTCATCAAAAACGGCTATTTTCTGTTCAGGAGTAGCGTTAGTTGGTAAATTGAGTACAGTAGTAGACTCGGATTTACCAATAGCTTTTTTCAGATAAGCGCGTATTTTCTTGACCAATTTAACTTCAGCAGATAATTCTGCATCACCGTCATCAGTCACCACATCTTCAATAGCGTGGTCGCTTACGTTGTATGGTATGTCTTCGTTCTGTGCCATATCGTGCTTATAGTTTTACACTACTGAACCATTTGCGTCAAATCTGGTTGTGCCATAGCAGGGGCTTCAGGTAGATTATTGAGCGCGGTAGATAGTTCAGGTGCAGTTTCATCAAGCAACTTATCTTCAAGTAGTTTCTTCTTAGCAACGGCTTGTGGATCGTTAGGATCAGTAGTTTGGCTAACCACTGTAACTGCATCCTGCAAGTCAGCACGTTTCTCATTTGACCAGTCTTCTTTACTCATAGTCGTATCAAGTGCAATATCTATTTTCTTGATGTAGTCGTATAGTTCTTCCCAATTAACAGCAAGTGCGTTAGGGTTCAATGGATCAGGAAATGCGTCTGGTTTGATACGCATAATGTCTTCGCGAGTAAGATCATCAACATAAATTACGCCTTCACCTTCTTGTTCAGATAAGAATAAGTCAAGTGCTGAAGTAACATAGTGTCGCAAAAATTCTTCAATAATGTTGGTAATTTGCTGAATAGCGTCATCAATACCTTGCTTCTGTGCTTGCGCTCCAGTACCGGTTTTAGCGTCACCAATAGCACCAAGAGCTGTACCAGGATTCATACCCATCATGGTTTGAATTTGCTTAGTAATCTCTTGAGAAATAACAGGGTATTGCTGGCTTGTAGCAGTATCAAGGGTTAGCAGCGTAACCTTTGAGTTAGGATCTGAAGATGTAATAACACCACCGCTTTTGAGTGCTGTAGCACCGGTAAATAGACCAGTTTTGACCATTGTAGGTTTACTGTTGTAAAGCCACGTTGTAGCTACGTTCTGACGCAAAGCCATCAGGAAGTTTTGGTTAGGGCTGGCAAGTCTTACGCGACTGTCACCAAAAGGTGATAGTTCGGCAGGATCAATAACCAAAAACAGTGTGCGTGGATAGCCAAATTTAGAACGGTTAGGTACTTCACGAAGTATCTGATTAATACCAGGACTGAAGGTACAAATATCATCTTCTTTGTTGATTGAATAACGAGTCATAATATCAAAGGTTTCAGCGTTAGCTTCAATCTTAGATTGCTCCATAGGAGTAACATATTCAGCATAATCAGCCGCGCCTGAACTATCAGGACCGGCAGCAATAAGTGCTTTTAGAGCTTGGATATTCCAAGTACTAGCTGCACCCTTTTTTTCTTCACGCGCTAGAATATTCTTCAATTTACCAGGAGTCATCTTAGTACGAATATAGAAGTAAGGACTCCAACTACCTTCTTGAACACCTGGCTCAATCGCAAAGTCGTTAAAGTGAATAAGCTTTGGTACGATACCAAACTCACCAAACATTTTAGTAGCGCTTACTTGAAATACGTTAAAGCCGCGTGATAGTGAACCGCGTCCACCTAATTGAAGGGTATTTACAAAACCTTTACCAAAAGTGTTAGGGTTTAGAATACGATCATTGACCAAGAAACGACACGTAATAGCTTCACTTGTGCTTTCAGAACCATTAATACCTACCGAAACATGAGGTATTTTCTTGACCGCAGTACGCATAATTTGCCGGATAATACCAGCAACAGTTGTATCACCGATGTTAGGATTTTTGCCAGTAGCGCCTTCATATTGTGCATTTGCTATCGTATCTAGTCGCTTAAAGTCGCGGATCGCGTTATCAACGTATTCTTTACCTCTTTGCCACTCCTGAAGGTAATTGAAAACCTTTTGATCCGGAGTAACTTTTTTGCTTGATTCAGTTTTATATGCCATGATGCTTATACTATATCACCTATCACGCCTATATTGACACCTTCAATTACCGCACTCACAACATCAAATGAGGTATTATCCAAGTCGTTATAGACTTTAAATTTGCCTTCGTTTACTACACGATTAGGTAGTCTAATCCTACAGCGCTTATTAATCTTGAAAGTACTATTAGTATCACCGGAAGTCGGTAGTGGTGTAGACCAATTAATCATCCGGTTATTCCAAGAACTCCATAGTAGGCGTGGGTTGCCCCATCCGGCAAGCAAGTTACGGCTATGAGCGCCGTTAGTAAACGTCTTTTGCTTCGTCTTGAGCTTGCCTTTTTGGTCGTAATAAGACACCTCTATTGTTACCGTACCAATGAAATTAGCTAGATATACCACCGCTTGAGTTGCAGCAAAGAAGCTGTTTTTAGCAGCAGTTGTGGCTTGCAACGGACCTTCAAGCACAACAGGGTAAGGTGTAGATGTACCATCAGATTCTTCATCTTCAGCCACGTAAGATTCAGCAAGTTTAAAGAACTTATTACCTTGTCTGATATACAAGAAACTATCAGAATTAGGCGGTGAAATTGAACCAATCCAATCAACTTCAATATCCCAAATGTACCACTTAGGCTTATTTTTATTAGTCAAATCATATACAAGTACTTGATTATTATAATCAAAACCGCGTGATGGTACGGTAAAACAAACAAGATTGTTCCAAGAAGCGCCGACAATTTTGTTAAAATCAGCATTTCTAATAGTGCCATATGTCTGTCCTATTGGTTCACTAACAATAGAAGGTGATAAGACGTTCTGTAGATCTTGTTCAGTCTGAATAGCAGTAATGCCTTCAGATGATGGAAACAGCAATTTACCTAGATAATTCACAACGCCATATTTTGCATATACAGCAGATGCGCCAGCGTTAAGCTCGTCAGCACCCCAATAGGTAAGTGTGGTATTGCCATAAGTGATAGTCTTTTGGCTTATAATCTGTTGCTTAGAAACACCCTCTGTACCAGAAAATAATGCTAGTAAATTAGGTATGTTTTGGTTGTTTCGGAAGCCAATAACAGAGGTGGGGTAGTAGTTAGTACCCTTGAGTAGTGGTAAGCGCTGTGCGCCATTATTAGCACCAAATGATACACCAGTATCAGTTAAAGCACCAAAGTACAAGTCATAAGGACTGTCCGGATCGCCATAAAGTACTGGAATACTACCGACCATTGTACCGGCAACAGCTTTAATACCGGCTGTAGAGTTCGTATCTGGCGCTGTATTAAAAGCAATATCAAACGGTATTGAGCCATTATCAACAAAACTTGCATCGGCAGTAGGTATGTTTGATCTAAGCATAGCCAAATCACTTGCAACAGGTGTAGTACCTTGTAGTGCTATCGCAGCGTACAAATTACGACTTGTAGCACCGACTGGCGGTGTATCGTTAAAAGTAAGTGTAAGGTACTCTGTACCATCAGAAGCCCAAGTAGAACGACTTTTTGATACAGCTTGTGTTTTAATCGGTCCAATGGCTGTTTCACCACCACCGTCAGAGTTATAGCTAAATGCGTAGTAAACACTAAAAGGTCCACTAGCAGTAATACCAGTAGCAACACAAGTGATATTGCTCACAGGATCGTCTACGTGTGTGAAGACTGTTACATCTAGTGTAGCTAAATCAACAAATCGTAATTCATCAACGCCGTTCATACAAAGCAAAATATCATTTACACGCAAAAAGGTAGTAATTACGTCTGGATCAGTAGTAATACTGTTACTACCACCGCAAGCTATCCAAGCAGTATCATTAGGCTGGCAATACCTTATTTCTTCATCATCAGCTATAAAATAATAAATCTGACCATTGTAATAAACGGTTGAAACTTCACTATTAAAGCCTACTGCATTAGGCAACCACTTTTTCTTACTAAGCCGTTTCGTGAAATTATTGGCTGAATTAACACGACCATTACGCCCATAACTAAAAGCATCCGGTGATATGTTGTAAGCACCACGTTCATCCAAGCCACTAGCAAAAGAAACCACTTGAAGCGGTGTTACAATTTGCGCGCCTTTTACTTTGACTGGATCTGAAACTGCCATTACCAGATACCGCCAATGCCGCTAAAATCATCCCTTCGCATCATATCAACTTCATTAGTAGAATTATTAATCATAACGGCTTTATTAAGCTCATTGTTATATTTCTGAGCAAACGAAGGACTAAGACTAACTTTAGTAACATCAGCAAGAGTATTGTTTTTGGCTATACCTAAGACTGCTAAGTTCTTACTGTAAATCAATTCAAGTGAAGTATCATCTGTACGCGTAAGCTTTGGAAAATATTGTACGACATCCAATACAATTTCAGCGCCGACTTCTTCAGCCGTAGGTACGCGAGATAAAACAATATTACGCCCTACAAAAGTGGCTCTATCTGGTCTACTAAGTTCGTCATCAACAACTCTTTGGTTAGGATCAACCATTTTGAACCTTGAAATAACCGTACCGTCTATTACGAATTTTAATTCTTTGTCCATATCAAACACTGGAGTTCGGTAATCATCAGGTAATTCAAACGAATATGTGGTGACGTCACCAACTGTAGAAAGAACGTAACCATCAACCCTAACTTGGTTCCAGTAAGTTTCAGTTTCGTACTCGTCCAACCAAAGGTTGAAGCCACGAATAAAATTGTTTTCAAACGTAGTTAGATCATCGCCAGTGTCATCATTTTCTGCACCATTAATGGTGTAGTATGTGTTTTGTGCTAATTCTCTGATGTTGTCAATAGCTGCCATAGTTTTATTTTACCTTAATTACTTCCTATTTTATGCACGATATTTGGTCTAACAGTACGAATTATCGGTATTGCACCGGATTGTTGGTCAATTGTGTCGTATGCTTGAACCTTTGGAGCAAACGCACCACCGTCAAGTTTACCAAAATCACCGCCCAAATTACGCAAACGTGAACCACCGCGTCCACTACCACTACCGGCTTTTTTCTCTTTCAAGAAATACTTGTTTTTGTCCAAAGAACTCTTGCGATACGATACACCGGCTTTTGTCATTTTTTGGTCAAGTTCCCATAGCTTCTGATACATTTCAGGATCGTACAAATCAGGATCATGGTCTTCATCTTCAGGTGGTATACCCATCTTACGCCAGTCTTCAACACCAACATCCTTGTACTTTGAAATCATGTCATAAGGCACTTGTGCTTCCTTGTAAACTTCACCGCGCTTGATAGCTGTCTCAACGTCTTTTAATGACGATGGTTTAGTAGTTTTATCAGCTTGCATCAAATCACGCTTGAGTTTCAATACTGCAAGATTAGTGTCGTATTCACCACGCTCTAAGTAAGCAGTATCAGTACCTTCAGAACTAACACCCTTAACCAAAGCTTCTTCAAGCTTTTTCACATCACTCTCATCTAGCTCTTTACCCTGTTTAGCTTGGTTATAAAGCAATTTTGTTTCGTCATCTAAAACACTCTCCATAATTGGATCATCAAAGATACCGTACTGACCAATGCCCTGTAGTTTCGCATTAATATCACCCATTATTTGCTGTGAACGTGCTTCACCGCCTGGCTGTGTCGCTGAACTAGCACCAAACGCTATCTGAGCAGGGTTAGGATTTTGAATAGGATTACCAGCGTCATCAAGCTTATCTGGAATATTCATAGCGTTATTTACAACAGGTATACCACTGGCTACCTGATCTATGATATTGCTCCACAAATCTTTGGTAGTAGTGTCATTTTTAGTATCGTCAAACGATTTAGAAATTTGATTGAGTAATGCACCGGCTGGCGTACTAGCACGAACGCTACTAGCTACGAAGTTTTTAAAGTCTTGTGGCGCACCATCACCCGAAGCCATGTTTAAGAACCCTTGTATCTGATCTGTAGGAAGTAATTTAGACAAACTCTTAGGTGAATAAAGCTCTTTTAAGCTCTCATCGCTATCACCTTCACGACCAATTGCAGCACCAGTCATAAGAGGTAAACCAAGCATACCAGCACCTTGTGGAATAGGATACCAAGCACCACCTATCTTAATAGAGTTTTCAGATATACCTTCACGCTCCCATCTAGCACGTTCTTCTGGATCACTAGGGTATGGACCGGAAATCATATCAGCTTTACCTAGTGCCACACCCAAACCAAGTATTGCTGCACCTGAACCAGTTTCTTTCAAAGCACGTTCAAATGCTTGTGCTGCACCTAATTTATCGCCTTTTGCCATCTTGATACCTGTTTCCATGTAGGACGGCAAGCCCATAGTAAGGCGTTTCGCTGATTGATACATGAAGTTACCAGTAGCAGTAGGAAAACCAACAGCTATACGCATAATTAACTTAGATGCACCCTGAAGCGCTTTACTATCAGTACCACGACCAACGTAATCAGTAACAGCTTTTTCAATCGTTTGACCTTTATCAAACAAACCAGTAAGACCAGATGACTTCATAGCTGAGTCAAGATAAATTTCACCCATAGCGTCCGGATCAGTTATCATCGCATGACGCATACGCATATCAAGATCTTTACCAGTAAGCCCTTGAGCCTTGAATTGATCGTTATAGTACCTACCAAGTCGTGAATATACCTGTGATTGTAAGCTTGATTCACCGCCTGAGTTGATAGTAGTAGCCCAATTTTTCACCCACTCAAGAGGGTTTTTGCCACCAATTTCAGCCCTACGAGCAGCATCACGACCAAGTTTGACCATACCAACTTTACGCCCCATACGCGCACCTTGACGATTAAAACCACCAACATTTTCACCAAATATAGCTTTGGTTACTTTCGCGCGAGTATTAGCAAATAATCGGTTCTCAACACCGGCTAATTCAGTACCAAAGGTGTTTCTGAAGCCAGTTGCCGTACCAGATAGCATATTAGCAGTAACCAAGTCCATAGTATTAACGTCTGACTCTTTTCGTAAGTCATCAATAACCTTATTAACGTGAGCGCCCTTTTCACCTTTTAAGACACGTTTTGCAACAGAAACTTCAGTAAATTTAGCATCCGCATCAGCTTTTCGTGCTGCGTTATGAGCTTCTTCCCAAGCCTTAAAGTCTGATTCACTACCAGTTCGCTTAAATTGTTCTTCAAGTTTTGCAGCATTATCTCTAGCAAGCGTAAAATTATCGTTAGCGCGCATCACTTCAGCCAGATCGTTATCAGCCATTTTTGCAGGGTTATCAAGCGCTCTAGCAATTTTACTTTCCCACCTATTCACAAGGGTATCAGCACTAGCAGAACGGCGTATAACCTTTGGTATCATCGCTAACGCTTGACCAAGTTCAGTACGGCTCTTAGTTTGTAGCTTTTTGAGTACCATCCGGACTTCAGCATTGTTAGGATCGGCTTTGGCTATATTTTCCATAGCAGCACTAATTCTACGCCTGTCACCAGGAGTAAATGATTCTTTAGTACCAACTTCAGCTAATAAGTCATCCACTGAACGATCAGCCATTTCAGAACGTCCAAGTGCCGCTTCGGCTTCACCGCTAGCTTTTTGATACGCATTACCACGCCTACCGCGTCCAAATTCACCTGTTTCAGCAAAACCTTCACCCTGTGGCGTATTTGGTGATTTAGCGGCTTCAATACGCTGAACAGCAGCACTTGTGTCTTCTTGAGTTTTAGCCATCTGTCGTGCTAGTTTGCGTTGGTTACGTGCAGCCGCAACCTGTCGCTTGTTGAATTTCTTAGGATTATCAAGTATTTCTTGAACTTCTTTAGGCAATATTGGCGCTGGAGCTTGAGCCACAACTTCACTTTTAACATTGTTAGGTGCAGTTGCTTCAGTAACACGAACAGTACCAGGTGTTTCTGGTAGATTTTGAGGTACATTGACTTCATCACGAACCGGTATGCCGTTTGCTTGTTTAACCGTAATTGGCTTACCAACCGGTGCTTCAGGTTGTTCACCCTTAGATAACATCGCTTGAACTTCAGGATCAGCAGCTTCATTAAATGCTTTTACTAATTCATCAGGCGCTTCACCAGCACGAATTTGTCGCTCTGCTTCATCACGCCACATACCCTTTGTAGCCTTTTTAGGTCCAAAACTCTTAGGTCGCACATTGTTAGAAGTACGGTAATAACCGCCTTCACCATCAGGTATAAGCTGTGTACCGTTGCCTTCACCCATTTCACGCAACCATGTAGCATAATCATCAATCATCTTGTCTTGAGCAGTCAAAACTGCTTTTTCATCTAATTTGTATGGTGCTTCAGGACTTCGTGGGGTAACACCTTCAATAGCTGTATTAGGCTTTGGAGCTGTTTTAGCTTGGTCAAATGCGGTATCAGCCATAGCTTGAGCGCGAGTATCATCAGCAAGCTTTTGAACAAGTGCATCCGGAGTAGCCACTGAAGCATCGCCAGGAAACTCTTGGATAAGTGGTTTTGGTTCATTTAGATTACGCACCCTAATTGGTTCTGGCAAACCTTCAACAGCATTTATAGGTATGTTTTCTACTGCTTTAACAGGTATTACACGTGGTTTTAAAGCTTGATTAGCAGCTTCAGCACTTGCAGAAATAGCCGCGTCATCAAGTTCATCTACTACTTCTGAAGCGCTTGCTTTACCAGTACGAAGAAACTTAGGCACTACTTTATTAGTAAAACCCTTCCACGCCATAGGTAAACCAACATCAGGAATAAGACCGAATAGTGAGTTTATAGCACCAGATTTTACAGCTTGTCCAGTATCACCACCTTCAGCATAAGTACCTAAAGCACCACTACCAAAGTTACCAGCACTAGCTTTAACTATATTTGGTGCTGCAACACGCAAACCGGTAGTACCACCAACTTTTAAGCCTTCAGCAATAGCACTACCTTTACCAAGTGTATAAAGATCAAGCATAGATACGGCAGTTGGTAATGCAATATCTTTTACGGCAGTTTCTAAATCACCGCGTCTTGCACCTTCTTCATCATAAAGCGTACCAGCATTGAACAAGCCACCCTTGTTTTTCTCATACATAGTATTGCCAGCATCTTGTTCTCTAAAAACTCGTTCAAGTTCAGGTGCTAGTAAATCAAGCTTGCGTTTTGCTTCTTGGTAAGCCCAAGTATCACCACGCTTTTGAGCGTCAAGCATTTCTTTTGTAAGATCACTACTCATCTTAGTAAGCACCATACCTTCAGCAGTTGAAGGCATTTGTGCTATCTGCGCGCCAGCAGTATTGAGCATTTTAGTAACATGACCAACAATCGGAGTACGGCTAATAATATTACCTGGATTTTTTAAGGTAATGTCTTTTTCTTCACCTTTAGTAATATTGCCCTGTTGCCTACGATATTTATCTGATTCAGTGTTTGTATCAAAAACATCACGAAACTTATTGCCAATACTCTGTTTTGGCTTTTCCATCTTTTTAATACCGTAATTAGGACGCGTTATAGTCGCGTACTCTCGTACAGCATTAATATCAAAACGATTATCTCTAGCTATGTCTTCAAAGCTTCTACCACGATCAAGCTCTTTATTAAGCGTTTGTTCAGGAGTATCAGGTATTTCATCAGCATAACGACCATCTGATAATTTAATACGCATATTGCTAGGTGAAGTATCAACTTTGACTCTTGGCTGAATAACCGTACCTGGAGCCGGACGTTCTACAGGCTTGCTTGCTTCACTTTTGATAATATCAAGTGCATTATTCGGCTTATTAAAAACCAAGCCTTTATTAAGATCTTCAAAGATATTTTGTGGCTGTTTAGGCTGTGGTAATTGTGGCGTATCAACTACAACACGCTGTGTTGGTTGAGCATTGGTAACACGAAGCCCACCACCAGACTGTTGAGGTGCAGTATTCTGTTGAGCTTGTTCTTCTTCACGCTTCTTTTTTTCTTGGCGGCGTTGAAGTTCACCCCCTCTATTCCAGGGGGTTACTCTGTCAATCGCTCTTGTAAACCAAGACGCCATCCTAAACTCCTACTGGAGCTTGTTCTTTGCGGCGGCGTTGTTCACCAATCGTAAATATTCCAGAACCTACGCGTCCTCTTTCCTCTGAATCACCAGCTAAGACGTTAGGTTGTGTTGGTCCGGCAAAAGCGGTCAATTCTGGAGCTTTTACGGCAACCGGAGCAGTATCATAGTTACTAACTTGTGTTCGGCTATTTGCAGCAATTTCAGGAGTCAATGCACCAGCGCGGTTCATCCACTCTACCCTATTTGGTTCCATTTCAGCAGCACCGTAATAACCAGCCATTTTACCGAATAGATCTTGTAATTGTGTAGTTGAATCGCGGCGTACTGCACGTTCGTTGTTTACAAGTACATCATCATTTGCTTTTCGTTTTCGCTGTAATTCAGTCAAAAATGAGCCAAGTGAACTATCAAGCTGTACCTGATTTTCTTTTTGAGTATCAGCACCAGTACGAATATCATTAGCAGTTACACCGCCAACAGTATCTTGTGCCATAGTTTCAGCAGTACCACCAGCAGCACCAGTTCCACGAAGAAGTTGCATCAAACCACCAAGACCCTTGATACCAGCACGAATTGAGTCCATGAAATTAGCATCATAGTTTTGCTGATTAGTAACAGTAGAACCTTCGTAAGTTTTTCGCTGTCCTTGTTCTTGCTGATTGAACTCACCAACAGTATTTTGGTACTTTTGGCGCTCCGTTTGTAAAGCAGCTTCAAGTAACGCTGGAAGTTGGTCAATTGTTGCTTGTGTGTTACTAACTGCCGCTTGATCCAATACCGGACGCGCTGGAGCAGTACTACCGCCAGAAGGTGCGCGTTGCGGCACATTAGGATCAGCAATTTGATCTACGCCTGGTGCAAAACCAGAACCTTGACCAAGTGGGGTATCAAAATTAAGTGAACGAAGCCCACCGTTAGTAAATTCATAATTTGATGCTGCGCCAGAGTTGATTACCTGATCGCCCTGCCGCCAATATAGGTTGCCGTCTTGTCCAACCCATGCTACTTGATTAGCCATAATTAGTTTTCCTTCTTATCAATGTTAGTTGTCATACGCTAATTTTACCATAAAAACAATAGAGAATATCTATCTATTCTAAGCGGTGCGCTTCCACATACGAACTACAATGTATGGTTGCAGGTTGTTGTGCGCTCCACCGCCACCGGCGCTACCGGTGTTGAGTGTTGTTGCCCCACCGCCAGTTCCCCAAGCCATAACATCATAAGGAGCGTTCACGTTACCAGCTTTATGTAAACCAACACTATGCGTATGAGCAGGGATTTCAGGAGTTGTTAGAGTGTGCGTTTTTGCACCACCAGTTTCTTCGTCAGTATCAAATTCAGTTTGACCTGAGTCAAAACCTACCGGTACGCGTCCAGCACCGAAAGCTGTCCAAGTTCCAAAACCAAGTGAAGTATTAGGGTTTGTGCTATTTATAGAGGTATAAATTGAACCGACAGGGTACATAGCAGCACCAATAGCTAGTTTTAGATTAGCAATAGTAAGTTCTTTGAGTGCGTTTGAAGCAGCACTATCTATCAAAGGTATGCTATCAGCATCAACAGGTGTAGTCTTACCACTAACACCAACGATACTTGAAGCTATATTAACCGCATCTGTCACATCAGCAAGAGCTTCAATGCCATCTAGTTTAGTTTCATCAGCCGTTAAAAATGACGCGGTTGTATTAGCTAAAACGGTAGAATTTCCAGCAGCAGCTAAAGCAGTAAGATCTGCATCAAGTGGTTGCTTGCCAGCAATATCGGACTCCATAGTATCAAGATCAACAGCTTGAGTGACCGTTATATGACCAAGCTTAGTTTTTTCAGCAGCAGTGGCAAATTTATTAGTAGCACCTACGGTTATATCATCTGTATCATCAACAGATTTCATAAATGCACCGGCGGCGGCAACATTTGTTGCGTCCGTCACATCAGCAGCCGTTTCTATACCTGATAATTTAGTTTTTTCGGTAGCTGAATATTGCTTATAAGTAGTACCGTCAAGAACATCGTCTTGATTCAGAACTACATCACCAGTATCGCCATTTACAGAGGTAACGGCTCCAGATGTACTAATTTCTGGATTAGCTGGATCAGTGTCATCAACTGAAATACCAGAACCAGCAACAATAGACTGAATTACACCTGGATCGCCTTGATCCCCTTGTGGTCCTGTGGCTCCAGTCGCACCAGTCGCGCCGGTTGCACCTGTGGCTCCAGTCGCACCTTGAATACCCTGTATTCCTTGAATACCTTGTGGACCGGTATCACCAGTTTCACCTTGCTCACCCTGTATTCCCTGAATACCCTGCTCACCCTGAATACCCTGCTCACCTTGCTCACCTTGAGGTCCGGTTGCACCAGTTTCGCCGGTATCACCTTTATCACCCTTTGCACCACTAACTATATTTCCAGTAACCGGCGTACCTTGAGCAACGTTAGTTTGAACAGTTGCGCCATTAGTAAGATTAGGTGCAGAACTAGAACCCTCTATTACGTTTGCAGTAATAGTTACATTATTGTCCATCAAACACCTCTGTTCGTTGGGCTTCCGTCCAGTTTTATAGTACCTTCGTCAATCTTGTAGATTTCGCCAGATGCTTCTTCAACTTTAATATCGTAATAATATTTGCCTGGATCAAGAGTATCAGTATCAGCCGGTTCAATTTCAATGGTCGCTTCACCAGATGAGTTACCATCAGTAACGTTTTTAATAACAACAGCACTTGTGTCTGTCATATCGTCATCCCACTCAACAGTTTTCACTGTAAAACGAACAGTCGCGCCAACAAGCGTTTCTGCTTCACCGTTTTTTTTATAAACTATGCCAATTGTGTATGTTGTGCCGCGATTTATTCTTAGTTGTGCCATAAGTAAATAATACCATAAGAACAAAAGAAAACCCCACCTATAAGTAATCAATTGCGGCTTGTAGTATTTTTTTATCGTCTTTAGCAAAACCAAGTATTAAATTACACGATTTACATAACCAACCACGATGACTTTTTTTGCTATGAGAGTGGTCAAAAAATAGTTTCTTTTCTTCACCACATATTTCACAGTTTAATGGTTTTGGTCTAGAGGGTGCATTTTTACTGCCGTATTTATGAGAATAATAACAATTTCTTTTTGTGCCGTTAATATGAATTTTGACTGGTCCACAAACTACACAATCTGCTTTTCTAAGTTCTAAATCAACATTTGACAGATTATGACGCATACTTACAGAATATAAGAAAACCCCTCTCATTACAAGAGGGGTTTCAGCACAGAAGACGATGGATTTGCTTTTATTGCATTTCCACCATCATTTTAACACAAAGTGCTACTCAGAAACTACTACTGAGAAGCCCAGAGTCCAGCCATACCTGTACCATACCAAGTAGTACCATCTAAACAAGTTAGACGGATGAAATCACCGGCAACATTTGTTGCTGCGGTATTCTTAATACCTGTTCCAGCAGCAGGAGCTAGAGCTGTACCATCTTGTGCAGCATGGATCTTAGTAACAATAGCATCGCCAGTTGCAGGAGTAATCAAGATTTCACTTGATGCGTTACCACAAACAAATGTGTACTCAAGACCAGCTTGTGCAGCAGGAAGTGAGAAAGTAACAGTTGTTGAAGAACGAGTTTGTACAAATACCTTACCAGATTCGTCAGCCGTTACAGCTTCAGTTTCTTCAGTAATCGCAGCAACAGGACGCATCGCGTTCAAGCCACCAGTATCTTGATCTACTTTAAGCACAGTACCAACTAGGGTTTGTGCGCCAGCGCTATCCACGCTATATTGTTTAATTTCAAAATCAGCAGCATCGTTAGATGGTAGTTCATCAAGCGAAGTTGCTTTTAACTCGTAAGCCATAATTTTAGATCTTTCTTGTTAATTGCTAAATATGCACTTCTATTTTACCTTTTTTTTCTCCCAATTTGCAATCCAGTTATTGACCTCTCGGCTATTCCACTCCTCATTAGGGTTATCAGGGAAACAAAGGAAAACGAATTTGTGATATGGGCGCTTTTTTGTCTTTGGAACACTAATTACTTGCTCCTCAATTTGACCGGTATCAATCAGGTATTGTAGCGCCATAATGTAATCATGCCACGCATAATTAAATTCAGTAGCGGTATTTTTTACTAGCGTGTTCAAACGACCACGCGTAATGTTTGTTTCGCGCGCGTTGTAATGCTGCAAAGTCCGAATAAGTTTGCCAGCAAGATCAGAATCAAAGCTAACTTCGTGAGTTTTCAGTGGCGTAATTTTGTCTTTTTCTTCGTCCACTTCAACATCACCATTTTTGACTGCATCCCAAATAGCAAGATTGATGTCAAGAAACGGCGCATCAATGTTTGCCACTAGTTCTGAAATTTTGTTGGTTTTTAGTATTTTGAGTAGATATAGTACGTTCATGGTTTTATGTTACCACACTTTCTGATTTACAACCTTATTAATTAATGATCTTGAAACACTGTATTGAATTGCAATTTCTCTATCTAGTAACCCCTCTTTATGAAGTTGCCTAATTACTCTAGCATCATCAAGAGTAAGCTTTGTACTTTTACGATTTGCAGCCTGTTCTTTAGGCGTAGCCCAACGACAATTTTCTTTTGAATAACCTTTGTTATTGTCAATTCTTTCAAGTGTCATACCAATAGGCTGTTCCCCCATATCTTTATAAAAATTGATGAAACTATCCCAAAGTGAGTAAACCTCAATACCTCTACCGCCATACCTAGCGTAATGCTTATGATTTTCATTTTGGCAACGCTGTTTCATGTTATGCCACACCCAATAGGTTTTTGTGCCAAACATACCATGTTTTTTACTGTATTGATTGCTCATGGTTTTATAGTATCACATTATCTGATATAATTCAGCTATGAGCGTAAATACATTAGTCAAAGATGGACTACTAACAAATATAAACGTACCAGTTCACATAGCCAGAGTAAACACCGGCAAAGATGTAGACTACAATCCAGGCTTGGCGCGCGATCCGGACGGCAATACTTGGATCAGCATCAGATCATGTACAACAAACCTTGAGAAATGGAAGGGTTTAGCACACCCTATGAAATACCAAAATTACCTGTATGTTGGGCTATTAAACGAAGATAATTTTGAAATAACTCAACTAAAAGAGATTTTACCTGAAGCAGATTATGACGAGTATTTTCATTGGGGACCGGAAGATATGCGATTATTCTGGCGCAAAGATGGCTTGCATGGTATCGGTGTAGCCATACCGGTTGAAGGTGGACACTACAAAATACGCCAAGTTGAAATTCTGATAGATCACAAAGCCGGTACATACAAGCTAATTAAAGATTATGGTAGACCGTTCGGACACGTTGAAAAAAACTGGATGCCAACAGAACATCCTAACCCTTATTTTGATTTTATATATTCAACAACTCAAATAGTAAAAGACGGTGAAGTAATCGGTGAACCAAACGACTTATTTTTGCATCAGGGTACACCCCTGATTAAGTATGAAGACGGCTATATTTCAATTGCTCATGCTGTGATAAGTGTCACAGGTCAGCGTACTTACGGACAAATTGCGCTTAAATGGAGCGCTGAAGGTGAACTGCTAGAACACAGTCAGTTTTTCCACTTCAACGTAGGCTGGCGCGAACAACTGCAAGAAACAATTGAATTTGCTTGTGGCTTACTCTGGTCAAAGGGTAAAGAAGGTGAAGAACTGCTAGTTGGTGTCGGTATCAAAGATGAACTGATCGGACTATGCCGGTTGCCGGTAAGCAAATTCAAGTGGGAGCGATACAGCGATACGATGTGGTATTCATGGCGTTGGGATGAAATGCCAAACCGCACCGAAATCCACTAGTATTTATAAAGTCCGAAGTCTACCCACTCCATCCAGCCGTTATTAATGCCGTTACTCCGGTGTTCGTGACCATAGTGCATACCGTATTTATCCTTCATGCCATATTGCGGTGGTTTATAAGCTTCACCTGGCGTAAGTGCTGGCAAATCTTTTGTGGCTAGATCATCACGTACCCAAAACGCATTTACGCCTTCGTTTTCACAGTAAACTAAACGATAACCATGCTCTTTGAGTAGGTAGTAAAACGCCGCTAAACTAGCACCGTAGTAATCACCCCATAATTTACCAGGATCTACAGGGTATTTCACGACTACCGGCAATACCGGTCCATAACTACCGTTATATTCAGTCACTATTGCGCGCGGATGATAGTTAGAATCAAGCAGTTGCTTCAAAACGTGGTAGTCAATTGAGTCAATATCTAAGCTTAAAAAGTCAAAGTCTTGCGGCACTTCGTAAGTCTGCATAAGCTCAATCACATTTTCGGGTGTAACCCAATGCTTCTTTACGCCGTTGCGTTTCGCTTCTTCAGTGTCAGCAATTTCGCCACCCTCAAGCTTTACTGCACTCCAACCCTGATCTTCAAGCGCCAAAACGTTACTGGTAATGCGTCCATCATACGCGCCAATATCTACTGCAACCTTCGTTTCAGTTCCAATAATCTCAAAAATTCTAGCAATTATGCCGTCTTCGCCTTGCTGTGAATAAACCTTTTTTTCGTATTGTTCCATGAATCAAGCATACACCAAAAAACCCACTAACGTACTAGGCTAGTGGGCTAAAGCTTTGGTTGCTAACCGTTTTGCGCTTTTTTAGACTTCTGGATTAGGAATTTTCGGACCATCTGTTAGCGGATCAACGCCTTCATGCTTTGGTGACTTAGGGTATTTATCTGCACCCTTTTTAGCTGGCTTATTGCCATCTTCACCGGTAGTAACATCTTCAGTTTCAGCTTCTTCAAGTGAACGCTCAGTATCTTCTTCAGAATCAACGTCTTTTTCTGAAGTATCTTCACCGTTACTTGTGTCTTCAGCCGCCGTATCAGCCGCTACTTCTTCAGCACTACGAGTATCAGCTTCAACGTGCTTCTGATCCTGCACTAATTCGGCTGATTTTTCTTCGTTAGTTTTACTCTTTCCCATAATAATTAAACCTTTCTTAAATTAACCATAATATTATATCAAACTCAAGCCGCCGGTTCAGGCAGATCGCTTACTGCAAGCGTATTCAAATATGCTAGCATCGCAAGTCTTCCAGGCTTCTCCGGCTTCTGAATCTTAGCATGAAGTTCATCGTGAATACCCCTATGAATTGGCAACACAAACGCCTTCCTAAATCGCTTCTCTAACGGCGTTGTGTAGTCACATCGTGGGAAAAACAAATGATGCGTATCATAAAAGTCTTTCGTGCCATTACCATCAAACACGCGTTCCATACCGGATAGTGCCACCATTAATTCAAGTTGTGGCATGATAATTTCTTGCACATCCTGCACTTCAGCCGGTCCAACAGCTCCATCAATAAGCGTCAATATCCGCGCCGTATGAACCGACTCCATCACCAGCCCTTATCCGCTTGTGCTTCAAAGTCCAGTTGCAATTGATTAGGATCATCATACAACTCACGATCCAACATAGCCGCACCACCGCGATAATGGTCACTCATAAAGTCCGGTGCTTCTGTAGGCAAAAACGAAACCATCCGACCAACACCCCTAGCAATAGCCGTCAGTCGCGGAAACAAATCTATTTTAGGAAACGGATTTTTGTCTTGTTCCATAAGCGGATTATAGCAAGCCAGTAATACAAAGCCAAGCGCTAAAGCGCTAGTCTAGTGTATACCGAAAGCTTTACGCGTTGATTAGTGTAACGAGTCCAGCATTTGTAGTTTCCGCAGAATAAACAAGCTGTTCATTTCTACAGATATTACGAAGCATGGCTTTTGTCATATAAGTTATTGGTGTGCCGTACATACCATAAGTATAACACCACGTAGTTATTCAAGAAATATTTTTCTTATGGTTGCAAGTAATTTTATAATATGTTCTAATATGTTTTCCTGTATTTTTTATAAAGTTGGGGGTGAGGACCTATACGCTCTAAACGGTACGCAATTGCACACCCCCCCTATCCGTATCACATCCACCACACAAGCCAGCACACGATCAACCATCACACGCCACGCACAAACATATATACATTGACATACACATATATATATTATGTCCATACCGTCCATGTCGCACAATACACATTGTGCGACCTACTGTAACAGGGGTAGAGGGTACATCCTTATATACACGTATCACGTAAAACCCTATTACAACATAAAACGCTTGTTTTGTCTGTTACATTGTTACACGATCACAGGCACACACTGAGTTATTTTTCCTATATATTTTTTTTTCAGTATAAACAAGTGATGCTGTAACATTTCTTTTATCTGTTTTTAGGCTTTTTTGATGGCTCAAACCTACCTCTGTTGTAACAATTAAATACTATATATTAAGACATTGTTACACCAACAATGCAACTTTTGACAAGTAGCTGTAACATTATATAACATACTAAACACCTCACGACCTCTGTTATTCCATGTTTTATTTACAACGCTAACAGGGGTACACTTCCACTTCTTTTAATTATTCTATGTAAAACTATTGACAAACTATTGTCACTAGCCTATAATGGTGTTCAGTCAAGCAAGGAACGCTGACACAAACCAATGATCGTGACGTTTGCGAACAAAGCACCGATCAAACAATATTAACTAATGGTGTTCACACATCTATATAAAAAGTTACGATTGAACCAAAGCTGTTACCATAAGCGACAAACTGGCATCAACTCACATTTATATAGACGCGTGGACATCATAGAAAAGGTGTAAAAATCTATGTTACTAAACGATTTAGAAAAAGAGCTGATGAAGCTTGCACAGGATGCGCGCGATCTTGGCTATACAGTCACAACGCCAGCATTATTTGCTGATAGTATATATGGCAATAAGCTTGCATATTACCAGCATGGACGCAATAAAATTGTGTTTCACGATCACTTTGTTGAAAATGGAACGCCAGAAGAAATAGAAAATACGCTTATACATGAGTTAGCTCATGCGGTAGCTGAACAGAATAACCCAAAGCCTGAAAAGCGTGTATGGCATGGCGATTTTTGGAAAGAGATCAACAATAAATTAGGTGGTGATGCGGAACGATACCATCAAGGCGGTTACAAAAAGCCAGAGCATAAGAAAATGTCAATGGCTGAAATGTTTGCTATACAACCAACAAAGCCAGCTACAGAGTGGGAACGCGGAACATTTAATCAGTGGTTACGGCGTGGCTATCACGTAATCAAAGGACAAAAAGGATCATTAGCTGTTTGGGAATTTGTCGCGGATGAATACGAAACAGAGAAAGACGGCAAGACCTCAAATTATGGACGCGCAAGCGCTGTTTACTTCACACCAGACCAAGTAGAACCTAACAAGCCAAAGGAGATTAAATAATATGGACCAAGTAAAAGAACGAGGATCTGCAAGCATAATTGTTACGCTTGAAAATGGCAAAATATACGTTGAACATGGTACTGATGACGCTGTACTAGCTGAGTGGACGGCACAAGCTGGCGATTGGGATAAGATTTGGCAAGTGATTAGAGCTTTAGAAGCTGGCAACGCAATAGAAATTAAGGAGTTTTAAAAATGCAAAAATATTGGTGCGATTGGTGCGGTAGTTTTGACAGTCGCAAAGAGTGGCTAGAACACTACTGTTTCACCGCTAAATAATAAATGACCGATTGCTGTGAAGTCATTAAACTAGCCAGCACACCAAATAATAAGGGGGTAACTCATGCAATATGAGCTAACACCAGTAAAACAATTAACTATTACCCGAAAGGGTGGGAAGGACAGTAAAATGTCTAAAACAACACAAACCGAAGTTGCAAAAACTTCAAAGAAATACGCTAAGACTAGGGGCGAACATTACAAAGATATTGTAATCACAATACTAGTTACAGCAATAATTGCGTTTATCTGTGGCGCTGTATTTCAGAGCAAGCAACAGAACGCAATAAATACAGCCGTCAAAGCTGTTACGCCAAGCGCACACGCTGAAGCGTTAAAATAACGGCGGTGGCTGTTGAGACTGACCAACAGCCAGTAAATTTACCGCCAGCAATACCATTAACACCATGTGAAACGGTACGCGCTGAGATTGCAAAATATTCTGGTTGGGATGTTGCAACGATGAGCGCAATTGCCGAAGCTGAAAATAGATCTTGTGATCCGACTAGGCACAATTTAAGCGCTGACGAAAATCACAAAGTCTGTATTGGAAGCTATGGAGTTTTACAGGTTGGATGTGTTCACTATAACGGCGAAGATGTCAATGATCTGAAAACAAACGTTGCAATTGCACACAAGGTATGGCAAAAGCAAAGTTACGGCGCATGGACTCAGTACAACAACGGCACATATAGGGAGTTTCTAAAATGAAATATCACTACCAAAAAGGCTTACAAGTGGGGTGGAGTTTAGGGAAGTGTTTAGATGGAGTGGCAATAGTAGGGTGGTTACTGTTACTCACGATCATTATTGACATGATGCTATTCAATGGACAATTATTAACGAAAGTACTAATGCGATGAAATTATACGATTATCAAGAACAATATATTGCGAAACTACCACCTAGCTGTATTATGGCTGCCGACTTGGGAACAGGTAAAACGCTTATGAGTCTTGCACACTGGCAAAGGCGCGACACCGGTAGACCATTATTGGTTGTTGCACCAGCAAGCAAGATCCGAACGCACGACTGGTTAGAAGAAGCCGAACGGTGGTTTGGTATGGACAATGCCGACATTACTTATATCAGTTATGAAAGCTTGCGACTCATGGACAAAGAAACACGCAGACCGCGACACTGGAAGTTTACAGGCGCGCGCAACGGTGGTTTGGTTTATGACGTTATTGCTGACGAGTGCCACGCGCTGAAGAACCCACAAAGCAAACAGAGCAAAGCCGTTTATGAAATAGTGCAAAGCGGTGGTGTATTTATTGGGCTTAGTGGTACGCCAATGCCTAACGGCTGGATTGATTTTGCAGGATATTCAAAGCTGTTTGGTTTTGTGAAAGGTATCACAGAATTTAAAAATAAATATTGTCGCTACCAAGATTATAAAGGTTTTCCAGAATTAATTGGCTATAACAATATTCCAGAGCTTGAAAGCCAACTGAAGCGTGTTGCATTTAAACTATCACGCGAACAAGCTGACGAATTGCCAAGCCGAAAAATGATTGGAGTAAATATACATCAGACGGCGAAAGATGCCAAGCTATATACAGAGCTGAAAATTACACGCATTGATCCGCGAACTAAAGAAGTACTAGAAACAGCACCACGTTTGTTATCGGTCTTGCGTCAATCAACAGTAAATGGGCGGTTAGAT